TAATAATCGTTTTTTTTATGGTGAAAACGAATGGACTTGTTCGTGGAGAATGAGTGGTGGAATAGTAGCAGACCTTAGAGATTGTGGGGAGGATTATCTAGACTATTATTGTTCTGGTATGATCAATCTTGACGGTTCTGTTAGCGAAAGCGTTGTTACTGATGAAATAAGATTAGATTTAGCCAAAATAGGATGGATTGTTAAACCTTATGAAAAATAACGAAACAACTCCACCAATTTTAGGATCAGTTATTAATGAGGGCGAAAATGCCCCATTTGCCGATTTATATTATGATACTTTTCCAGAATGGTATGATGTAGAATGAGTTTTGAACAATTTATAAAATTAGTAGATCAAACGTATAATAGTTTTAATTGGCGTTATGGTCAGTGTGTAATGAATGTTTTACACGCTATTGATAAAAATAAATATGAGAATCTATTAGCCACAGAAAACGATTGCTACTATGATGATAGTGTTGTACAAATTACTCTTAATAGACTAAAGACAGAATGGAAAACTTAGGCTTAAAGTTCTTTAATAATTATATATCAGAAAATGAAGAACAACTAATTATATCTGATATTGAAAATTTTCGACAAAATAATCCAAAGTTAGTTGCCAACTACGGAGATAACAACTATGATAGTATCTATTTTGGAGATAGATATAAAAAAAATATAAATGATGCTCCATCTAGTATTGTTAATATCTACAATAGGCTAATTACAGATAATTTGATCGCAGAAATACCTTTTGGTATAGCGATTAATAAATACAAAAAAGGACAAAAAATAGCAGCACATATTGATAAGCCAATTAGTGGGCCAATAGTTAGTATACTAAGTTTAGGTTATTCATCAACAATGATATTTAAGAAAAAAAACTTAGACGATATAGTTCAGGAATTAAATCCAAGAAGTTTAGTACAAATGAAGGATGAGATTAGAAACGAATGGACTCATGAAATTTTACCAGTTAAAGATACCAGATATTCCATAGTGTTTAGATCATTACAATGATAGATATAGATGACTACATAAATAAACTCAATGCTGAGATTGAACACCTGAAAAATCTTAATCAATCACTTCGTAATGAAATACGAATTCAAAGATATGAAATAGCACAATATAGAGATACAATAAATATTTTAAAAAATACTATAGAAATGGATCTAGATGTTAACAATTAAACCACAACCATATAATAGTGTTTGGGTCAGTGCTGATTCTCAAGAAGAATTGGGGCTAACATTTATGCGTTTTCAAGAATATTATGAGAGTCCTAATCCAAAATTTCGTGGTAAAATTTTCACTATCGGGCAATTAAGACACTGGTACTCTGAAAATTATGGAGCCAATAACTATCATACAACATGGGTTGGTTTTAATTTTCCTAGTAAAGTATTAAGTCCATTTAAAGAAGGACTGTTCGATCCTCTAACCATAGAAGAAAAGAGATTACTTGAACTTTTACGTTATCGTAGAGATAACTTCTATATTATTGGTGCTCAAAATAATAGCGTATTAAGACATGAACTATCTCATGCTCTATATTCTAGTAATCTTAAATATAAAAATGAAATAGATAGTTTTATCGCTAAAAATAAATCGAAAATTTTAAAGATTAACAAATATATTCTTAATAAAGGATATTCCAAAGATGTGTTAAATGATGAAATTCAAGCATATATTACTGATAATGATGATAGTGAATTAATTAATATGGCTTGTCCTACTATTATTGCTGGAGTTAATAAAATTTTCAATAAATATAATAAAGCAAAGGTTAAAAAATGATGGATGATATGAGTGACGAAGAAAAAAGTTACCATGATTGGGTAGCAAAAAATGTTAAGTATATTGGTACTCATAAAGAGTGTGTGTCTATTATGAAAAAATTATATATGGAAGGTTTTGCTGCTGGATTTGTTTATCATAATAAAATTAAAGCAGAGGAACAACTACAGAAATGAATGAATATACTTTAGTACTTCCAAATAATTTTGGTAGATATTATCATTATTACCATTTTTTACATGGTTATCTATTACCATTTATTTATCATATAGATGAGATAGATACAAATGATAAATTTTTATTTTATGATTGTGATACTATGAATCGTCATATTTTAGATACAAATTTAGATATTACTTTTGATATAAAAAACAATATACCTAAATATAAAATCAAAAAAACTCTACGCTATAATGGATTTGATAGTATACATCATAAGATAAGATTTTGTCCAAATTTTCCTAAACTATTAGATAATGCTTTTAATATATATAAGCCACAACTGGATAAGAAAGATAATATTATTATTATTAATAGATCATATACTGAACCAAAAGTATTTATGAACGAAACATATGGTTCACAAAGACGCAGTATCAAAAATATTAATGAGATTTATGATGCGGTGCGTAATAAATATCCAAACACAGAATTACTTGAACTAGAGAATATGTCTATTAAGGAGCAAATAGAAAAATTCTATGGTGCAAAATTGATTATCGCACAACATGGTGCATCATTAGCCAACTTGGTATGGTGCCGAGAAAAAACAAATTTTATTGAAATATCTAGTTATGATTTAGGGAATATATATATGTTTTATGGTGTTTTGAGCGAGAAAAAAAATCTTACTAGAACTGTTATTAGAGAACATGGTTTACATTTAACTATTGATCCTAATAAGATACTAGATTTATTACCATCATTATAAAGAATATAATATATGACTTGGGATGGAAATTTTAAATACGAACCTATGCGACCAGCAAAAGTTCAACAAATAATGGAAGTATACAAAAACGAACAAGTATATGATTATATAATGGAATTATATGAATTAATTAACTATCAAAAACAGATAATTAATGAACAAAGAGTAGAAATTATAGGATTGAAACATAAACAAGCATGGAAAAGATATGATTTACCAGAACAATCGTTTAAAGTTGACATTGACAAACCGCCGAAATCTGGTAATATGAGTTGCTAGGAGGATACTATGCTTTGGAGTGAAGTTAAAAGATGGGCCAAATCTCACGGTTATGAAACTCTTAAAGATAAGGGTGACGAAGAAAATGGTGATAAGGTACAGTATTATTGGACTAAAATAGACAACCCATCTTCTAGTGGTGTTAGTCCTAGCGTCAGTAAACTGGCTAGAGATATTTACAATGACATTACTAATGGAGAATGGGTAGATTATCAAATTTCATATAAGGAATCACACTAGATGAACGCAAAATTAATTAGTGTAACTCCAGATGCAGAAAAAACTATGGCTTATTGTGCCAGAGTGTCCAACCCAAACAATCAAGGTTTAGATAATTATGCTAAATAAAGTTGAACTACTAGGATATTATGGAAATGATAAAATTCATGCTTGTTCTGCATGGACTAGTACATCTAGAGACTTATCGGAAGATAAGATTGATCGAATACCTAAACTATTAAAAATGTTAGCGGATGAAGGTCATCATACTCCTTTTGAAAAAAGTTATTTACATTTTTTAGTAACAACAGATATAGCATCGCACATTCATATAATTAAACACAGAATAGGAGTAAGTGTTAATGGCGAATCTGCAAGATATAAAGAGATTAAGGAAGATCAATATTTAATTCCTGAAGATTGGCCTTTAATTTGGCAAGAACAACTTAAATCTTATACTCAACTAGGTTTGGATAAATACCATAATTGTATAGAAAGTTTAGTTAATGATTATGGTTTCGATAGAAAAAGAGCCAAAGAAAGTGCTAGATTTTTTAGACCATACAATACCCAGATTACTTCTGATGTAAGTTTTAATTGGAGAAGTTTTTATCATTTTCAATCATTACGCAATAAACCTAATGCTCAGTTAGAAATTAGAGAAATTGCACAAACTATGTTAGATTTAGTAAAAAATATTGATAATAATCCATTTAAATATACAATAGAGGCATTTGGATTATAAGATTTTATCTGATTTACTAATATTATCTTTAGCCCATAATGGCTGTAAATTTGTATAGTGAAAACACTTTCTCTGTTGTTCAGGATCGCTCATGTCAAAACTGGAACATGGAATTATATGGTCTATATGCCAACCATATTTTCCATAATTTTCCCAAGTCATGCCTTCTTGAAACTTATTTGCTAAATATGTTTTTAAATATTCAATATCACAGCCAATTAGTTCTTTAGTTTTTTCTTGTTTTATATTATTCTTAACTGCCAATCTTAATCTGCTTCTTAAACTACTTAATATTCTATATGATAAATTATTTTGATATTTATTTCTTTCATATTCTCTCTGTAATTTTCTATATTCTAAACTGGCTTTATGTCTAAGAATTTCTTTTTTATTTTTTTCATAGTAATTTTTATTATATTTTGAAGTATAGTTTTTATTATTTTTTCTATACCCATTCATATATTTTGATCTACTTTGTAAGATTGAGGTCTTGTTTTTTTGAAAATGCTGTTTATGATAAAGAGAAACGCAAGACTTACATTTTGCGTCCAATCCAAATTTTCCGCCCTTTTTCTTGTAAAAAGAAGTTAACTTTTTATTTTTGAGGCAAACGGTACATTTTTTAGTTTTCATATATTTCCTTTTAATATCAAATACACCAAAATTCAAGAATTTACTCAAAATGAAAACATTTAATATCACGGCACAGGTATTTAAAAACAGCGATTTGTCAAAACAAAATCTATTAATTAATCAGGTATTTGATGGTTCTACTTCTGAAAATGCTCTTTCTAATTTTAAATTACATTTTCCTTCTATAGAATATTCTTTAGTAAAAATTCTATCTGTTGAAGAAATTCCTCAAGAAGCGGCTTGACTTCTGCCGATAATGCTGTATACTGTGACCAAGGAGATTCTATGAACAGATACGGACTTTGTTGCATTAGTCTTAAACTAAAAGAACAAGGTATTGGTCATCAGACCATGACTTTTAAGCGTTTCAATAGTTTACCAAGAGAAGAGGCATTAACTATTCTTGGAGAAAGAATTCTTAATAATCTTGTAACAACAAATGAAACAATCAAATTTTGTGGCAATAATAATTATACTTATAGAGTTAGCAGTGATATTTTTCCTCTCATTACTTATGATGAGGCTAATGTCTCTTTAGAGGATTTACCAAACCATGAAGATATTCAAGACGAGTTTGATAATATCGCACAAACTATTTCCACTACTGGCGTTCGTGTTAGTTGTCACCCTAGCGAGTTTAATTCGCTATCAAGTCTCTCCGATAAAGTGGTCGAGAAAACAATCGTTGAACTCAACTTCTACAGCAGTTTCTTCGACAGAATTGGATTACCGGCGGATACAAATTCCCCAATGAATCTTCATGTTCATAACAATAATGGAAGTAGAGAAGAAATTTCTCACAGATTTTATTCAAACTTCAAGCGTTTAGACGAAAATTGTCAGAAGCGTATGACTATTGAGAATGACGATAAACTTAATTGCTGGAGCGTAAAAGAGTTGGTGGATATTTTTCATCCTATTACTAGGATACCCATTTGCTTCGATTATCTTCATCATAAGTGCCATCCTAATAATCTTACAGAATGTGAGGCTATTAATATGTGTTATGATACATGGCAAACTAGACCACTATTTCATTACAGCGAAAGCAGAGAGGGTAATAATCCTCGTGCTCATGCTGAGTACGCTTATAATAAGTTTGAAACTTATGGTCTAGAATTTGATTTAGATATGGAATTGAAGGGTAAAGATCTAGCGATTGAACAATATGAAAAATCTCAAATTTATTCATATAACTAAAACAGCGGGAACATCAATAGAAGATATTGGTAAAAAGGCGGGATTAAACTGGGGTAGATTTCATAAAGAATATGCTCAAAGATGGCATAGACCTTTTAGTACAATAAATCAAAATATAAAAGAAAAATACGATTGGTTTACAGTAGTTAGAAATCCATATGATAGGATTCTATCAGAATTTTATTGTAGATGGACTCCACCAACAAATAAAAATGTCTCAATAATTGAATTTAATAAACAGACAAGATCGCATATATTAAATAGATATAAAAATAGATATGCTTTAGACTTTCATTATACGGAGCAGTATCTATATATAGATGATAATGTTATTATACATATTTTAAAATTTGAAAATTTATTAGATGAATTTAATGCTTTAATGCAAAAATATAATCTAAATATTAGTCTTAATATAAAATCAAATACTGGAAATAAAAAATATACAATTAATGATTTTGATACCGAAACAATAGAACTGATCAATAATGTTTATGCTCAAGATTTTGAAATGTTCAATTATAAAATAAAGGACACTAAGAATGAGTAGTTGGCTTATAGCACTCACCGGATTAATATATCTGTATGTAGCACTAGAACAAGGATATAGAGGAAATATCGGTATGTTAATAGCATATGTTGGTTATGCTTTTGCGAATGTTGGTTTATATATGTTAGCCAGTAAATGAGAATATATCATGGATAATTTTAAAAATAAACCAGAACCAAAAAAAATCAAGATGCCACCACTGGTTGACCGATCAGTGATGTATGATACAATGAGTTGGAAAGATGACTTTGTTGGGCATAAGAATGAAAATAATTCAGAAAACAGTTCGGAAAGCATATCAGAATTGGAATCCTACGAAACAGATTAGATGTTATCATTATTGTGCGGCTTTTGATGGCACTAAACTTATTGCTTTTACTCAGAATAATCCTATTAAAACCCATACTGGTGCCTATCGTATAGGAGAAGATTTTAATCTTCCAAAATATAAGGAGTTTCCTTTTTTCCACAGTGAAAGTCGTTTAATCAATAAGTTACTGAATAAATATAATTTTATTAATCCTTCTTGGAAAATTGTGGTCATGAGAATTAATAGATGTGGTAAAATTCTTGGAAGCAAACCTTGTGAAAATTGTAGTAAACTATTGAGTGCTGTTGGATTAAACGATATTTATTATAGCACTGATGATGGAAAATTTAGCGACAGTATTGGGAATTTGACTACAGTAGACGAGTTGACAATGCCGATGCTTATGGTATAATTCGCCCAACGGAGGCAACCATGAACTGTATTTACTGCAAAAATTGTGTTGGCATTGATCGTTATGAGTTTCTTGTTGAAACTGGTCGTAAAATTATCTGCAAGGATTGTAGCGTAGAAAATCGTGCTGTGGGCTTTATGGATTGGGGACACAAAACCGCACCTAGTTTGGTGCTTGTTCCATCTAATGCTACTGAAACTATTCGTAAACTTGATAGAGCAAACCGGAGGGCCAGATAAATGACTTGGCTTGATCTGTATAATTATTTGTATGAAAGAGCAAACGATATTAAAAATCCTGGTAGTTTTCCTTGGCAAGACAATGTAGAAGTATGGGATTGGGAAACGCTAGATTATTATCCAACAGATGTTGTACAAAACCCATCAGATAACAAGATTTCTCTTTCAGTGGATACATATCAACAACCGGAGATTACAAAGTAATGGATCTTGAAATTGAAAGTTTGCTTTTTAAGCAAGTTGAAAAACCCAAGCATTATCTTATGACTCGTATTATTAATGTGTGGGAAAATCGTTATAGGATTAATGTATATATTGAGATTGAAGAAGATAATCTGATTAAAAAGCGAATCCACAGTAGTTATTTTTGTCATTATAATCCTGGCAAATTGACTATTTTTCCTGACAAAGATAAAAAAACCGAAGAACCGCTAAAGAAACGCTCTTGACAATGCCGATTATTTGGATATACTTAGGGTATAGCACCCAACACAGGAGACTAAACTATGGGACTTGGTAGAGGCAAAAAGGCTTGCGATAAGTGCGGAACGGTAACTGGCCCCCGTGCTTATATGTGCAAGAATTGTAATACTCCTTTTATGTTCAAGAATAAGAGCAGAGAGGATAGGAATACAAAAATTATTCGTAATATTAACTGGAGAGAACTCCAAAAGGGAGACAAAATCAAGGTTGCTGGTGGCCCATACTTTGTTCATCATGGCGATTTTATTCCTATGGGCTATCGTGGAAAGTTTCTTGTAGAAAGAGTTGATGAAAATGGTATTCTTGCATGGGGACTTGATAAAAATGCTGGATTTTGTCATATCTGGATGAATGGAGATATTCAGAACAAAGAAACAGGGGTTTGGAAAACTCCACATAAGATTTTGAAGTTGAAACTTAAATCTGTACTAGTATGACCACTAATACTGAACAAAAAAAACAACTAGAAAAATTAGTACAATATCGTGAGGATATTCAAAATATGGTTACTGATATGGATACCATAATTAAAGAATATTTTTCGACCGAATACGGAGTGGCTCATCAACATTGGATTCCACAAATTTTGACCGCTCTTTATAATGATACTAAATGGCTTCCAAGAGGACAGTATAGTATGCAAGATACAATAGACCATATTAATGATATGGAAATTGGTTCTGGTGTAAAGAAATATATCAAATAAATTGGAGATAAAATGTCTGAAGTTTATGCTATTGTTGATTTAGATGGATATGCTGCACAGATGCGTGAAGCAGCAGCGAAAAGTATATCGTCAGATAATAGAGATAATTTAGATGAGTATATTTCATTGAAGCAAATGACCAATTTGGTGGAGGAATTTTGTCTTGGTCATGATGACGAAGATCGTCCTCTTTTGGATGAAGATACTAATGAACAAATTTTTGAAGAAACAGCGATTTGGATTCACAATATTGCCCTAGCAAAACTTGCAGCACAAGACTTGATTGAATGTGCTTGGGATGATAAAGTCAACGAAATGGTTTTCTGGCAAAAAGAAACTAAGAAAGAGAAGAAGCCAAATGCTAAATCACGAACTAGAAACAAAAATATGGGAGATAAAAAATAAACTAGCAGATATTAGAGAATATATCAGTTCGGATTTTTGTAATAATTGTATAGAAATGTATAAACAAAGAGAAATTTGGGAACAAAAACTTAAAGAACTTGAAAATGAACGTGATAGACAGTCTTAAAGAGTTGAGTGTGCCAGAAATCGGAAACTATTGTCATAAAAATAGTATTCCAGCAAGTGTTGCTATGATTAATATTGGTGGAGATTTTAATCTCAGCACAATGGTTCGTAATGCTAATTTTTTTGGATTTAGTAGCGTACATTATGTTGGTAAAAAGAAATGGGATAAAAGAGGTAGCGTAGGAACCCATCACTACACTCCAATGTTTCATTATAAAACCGAAGAAGAGTTTATTAAAGTAATTAAATCTACTGGCCGACCATTAATTGCTATTGAGAATAATATTCCAGAATACAAAGAAATCACATTCGATCCTTTTAGTTTTGATTTTTCTAATATTGATGAACCAATTTTTATTTTTGGAGAAGAAAATGCTGGTTTATCAGAAACAATTCTTATGGCTTGTAGTTGTGTTCTAACTATTCCTACTTATGGAAGTGTACGGTCTTTAAATGTTGGAACAACTAGTGGTATTATTATGAGTATTTATCGCAACTACTACGAAAAATATCTCAAGAGTTGACAGGGATCGGTCGATAGTATACAATACAAACACGGGGGATGCGACCGCCGGTAGTGGTCACCTGTCTTATAAGCAGTTCAAGAGAAAGGTTCAACTCCTTTATCCCCTATTTATTTTTGAACTATAAAATATTTCCTAGAACTATTACCTTTATTTTTTGCTTTGTATGTTGGAAGTTGACAATCGCAATTTGGACAAACTATACGGAGATTATTAAGTTTATTATTATTGGATTTGCCATCAATATGATCTACTATAAGAGTAATGGGTTTTCCATTCCAATTATCTCCAGATTGCCCGCAAATCATGCAATTATTTCCATGTTTTCTAATAAGATATTTTCTAATTCTAAGATTATGATAATGCCCATCGCCAAAACCTTCTTGTTCAATAATTTTATCACTCTGGAGTCTGCGATATTCGGTTGAGCATTGTTTGGAACAACAAATTTGTGTAGCATAATCAGTATGAAAATTCTTTTTACAATTAGGACATTTAGCATTATTATTTGATTGAGGTTTTCGTTTTGGATGAGTTTTATTAGTATAAGTAGCACTACAAGACAAACAACAAAATTTAGCATTACTAGTTTTTTTAAAGCAATTAGCACAATGATTCATAGTCGAACTCCTTGATTAAAACTTGATAAAGTATCATACACCATTTCGTCTAAAAGGAACAAAATTTATGACTAATCGTTCAAATCATTTAGCAAGTTATACGTTCTTAATTGGGTTACTACTACTGTCTTTTCTATTTAATATACATTTCTATAGTAGATTACAGAAACTAGAATTTGATTCTGTTTTCTGGCGTTGTGGAACTAGTCAAATGGAATTTCAGCAGATTAAAAATGAGATTGAGAGACTAGAAAATTGGGAAGATAATACAAAAAGTGTACTTAAGAAATAAGGGGGCGTAAAGGTTTCGACTACATAAAGATTATTATATTGGCAAGTAGTGGTTGGTGGAAGGGCCACTTTAAAAATCTACCAAATGCTTTAACTGGCACAAATCAGTTAGCCCTTGCTGCCTAATAAAAAACGGCAGTAACAGACTGCGATACCGATTGAGGGTAGGTATCAAAAGTCTGTCGTTAAATCCCTCTGCACTTACAATATCCAACGGGTTGTAGGTTAAGAGCAGTTGGTAAGATAGGATTAGTCTTGTTTATTCTGTACTCCTATTTAATCTATGAATAAAATAAACTTGTAGAAAATGTAATTTGAAATATGATAGCACGGCAGTTCGACTCTGCCCGCCTCCATTAAATACTTGCTCATCTCCATTTTTGGTGTATTATAAATTACCAACTAAGGAGATACAAATGATTACTAAAACTAAGATAATATGTGCTGTATGTGCTAAGGAAACAGAAAAACCAGCAGCAGAAATAAAAAGACAGAAAAAAAGGGGTAAAACTGAATTTTATTGTAGTCTTAAATGTGCTGGGAAAAATAAAAATAATTTACAACATCTAACAAAATTTAAAAATAATTTTTTAAATACACAATATACAAGACAAAGAGATAAATATGCTGGTTTTAGATGGTATATGAAAGTAATCAAAAAAAGTTCCAAAAAGAGAAACCAGTTCTATGATGTAGATATAGAATACTTGGAAATGCTTTGGAAACAACAAGGCGGTATTTGTCCATTCACAAAACAAAAACTGGTATTAAAAAAATATAGTGACGATAATATTTCAGCACCATATTCTGCATCTGTTGATAGAATAGATAATAGTAAAGGTTATATTAAAGGGAATATTCGTTTTGTTGCTCTTATGTTTAACTATGCCAGAAACAGATTTTCTGATGAACAAGTTATAGATTTTTGTAAAAACGTTAGTCAATCAATAAAGGTATAATATGAGTTTCTGGAAAAAGATATATAAAAAACTGCGTAAGCAGGAAAAGAAAAATCCTGAAGAATTAGCAGAAGATAGATATCTAAAAAAATTAAAGAAACAACTCAAGAAACATAAATGAGAAAAGTTTGCATTTATTGTGGAAAAAGAAAAAATAAAAAATCTTTTTCTAAACATAAAAATCGTGTTGATGGATTAGATACACGATGCAAACAATGTCTCAAAAAACATTCTAGATTGAGAAATCAACTTCATAAAGAAGCACCACCAAAACCAGATGTTTGTCAATGCTGTGGAAGAATTCCTTTTAAGAATAAATGGTGTTTAGATCATGATCATGATGATAATAGTTTCAGAGGATGGATTTGTGAAAACTGCAATTGGGGACTAGGACAATTAGGAGATACTCTTGAGAGTATCACGAAAGCCATGAACTATTTACTTGCTGCTAAAATAAATAATTTAAGAAGCAAGACCCGTATTGACGATACTTGACAATACAGATAGCGTATGGTATACTACGCTAAATACAGGAGAAACTTTGGATGATTCACGATTTTAATTATGTTATGGGAATGGTTCGTGATCTTCGTGCTACGAGCAGCACTAAAGATAAGGAAGGAATTATTTTGGATTATTGCGGACATAACAGTGCCGCAGCATCTTTCACTAAAAATATTTTACTTTATACTTATCATCCGTTGTGGCAATATAATGTGACCAGCGATAATTTGAAGAAGAAGAATCATCTTGTAGCCAGAAAGAACGAATATAAAAATTTCTTTGATTTGTTGGATGCTCTAAAGAGTCGAAAGATTACTGGACATGATGCTATCTCTGCTGTGAATAGTTTTATCGAACACTACTCTGAATACGAGGAACTGATTCATTGTATTATCGACAAGGATTTGAAAACCCGTGCTGGTGACAAGATTATCAACAAGGCTATTCCTGACCATATTCCAGAGTTTAGTGTTGCTCTGGCAGATAAGTACGAGCCTAAACT